CCCATTATTTACTACCCTTCTTTTCCCATTCTGGAAGAAAATCTCTTTTATAGTTTTTCTTTTTCTTTTCGTTTTTTACAACTTCGTTAACACTACCTGCAATTGTTCCTGTAACTAAAGTTTTATTTTTAACTATATTTTTAGAATCTTTAACAACTTGTTTAATAATTTTTCTAGGTGTAACATCTAAGATAGATTTACTTTTCTTTTTTCTTAATTCTCTTGCTTTATCAAACATCTTGCTAGACACAGCATTTCTTTCCTTAACACCTTTTGAAACTAATTTTAAACCTTTTTTTAAAAATCCACCTGCTAGTAAAGGTTTTCTTGATTCTGTAACTTGTTTATTAAAATATCTATTAGCCATTATTTTAATCCTTCCACTTCTTTTTTATAACTATTTGTAACTGATAATGTTTTTCTACGAGGTGTTCGTTCCCCATGTTTTTTCATATAATCAGCTTGTCTCTTTTTTCTCTCTGGAAGATCTTTTGGTGAAACTTTTTTAAAACCTTCCATACCTTTTAATTCAGGTGTAGAATTTTTTAATCCTTGTATTTTGTCTCTCATGTTTTTTGTTGATTCTTGACGGGTTTTTATTTTATCTACTGCCGAACTTAGTTGGTTCTCAAAATCGCCTTTTGAACCTTTAGTTGCTTTAGGTCCTGTTTTACCAAACTGTATAGGTCCACCATGTGCCAAAGGTTTTCTTGATTCTGTAACTTGTTTATTAAAATATCTATTAGCCATAATTTTTATCCTCGTGTTATTTTCTTTTTATCAGATCTGTTGCTTTAAGTCCATAGACAGAAGCAATTACCCCAACAAAAATACTTTGATACCAAAATGGTAAATTTCCAAAGTGTACAAAGAATATCTCCATTTTCTCCATATGTACAGGATTATCTGACCATACAGACCATCCCAACATTACAATCGGGATCGACAATAAAATTAAAATAAATTCGTCTTTCCAATCTGATTGTCTAGCTTCTAGTAATTTTCCAGAATACTCTAATTCCCCAGTACTCATTTTCTGAGCATGTTTCATAGCAGCATCCGACATAAGCATTTTTGTCTGTTGCTTATTTTTGTAAATGTGTGAGCCTGCAGAAACGGCTAATTTAATTGCCGAAAACCACATATTAAAACCAGGTGGCTTTTACAGGTTTTCTTACAGCGCCTGTGCCTTTAACAGTTACCGTATCACCTTTAGCAATATAGTTTCTTCCTCTAATACTTGTTTCAGATCTAGGATCTAATTCCAAGTTTTGAGAAGCAATTTTAACTGCTGTAGATTTTTTGTAATTTTTCATATTTATCTCCTGTTATTTTATTATACTATCTTTTAGGACCTTTCAAGGTATTAACGTCTTTAGCTTTCATTTTATCTCCGTAAAGCTTAGTTCCAGTTGAAAGCATAGCTTTATCCATAGTTGTGTCCGCTCTTAAATGAGCTAGCTCTTCATTTTGATCTAATTTCTCTTCTTGCATAGTCTTAGCTTGCATCATTTTTAATCTATCTAAAGCGAGCCTAGCTTCGTCTTCTTTTGCTTTTCTCTCTTCTTCTCTTGCTTTAAGATCAACTTCTCTTTCTTTAAGCTTTAATAATGGATCATGATCGAATTGAGTCGTGATAGCTTTTTCTTCCTTCATAAACTCTTCAGTCATATCCGCAATCAACACAGCTTTTCTAGCTTCTATCACTTGAGAGATCTGAGTTAACTGTTGCTTGGCTTGTGGATTTTGTGCTGCAGCTTGTTGAAGTTGAGGCATCATTTGGAATTCTTGAGGGAACTCTAATTGAACTTGTTCTTGAGCCATTAAAGAAATGTGTTCTAAAATGTTTTTCTCTAACGATGCAGTTATACTTGGATTATTTCTAACAAAATTAGTTGCCATGAAATTTAAGTGAGCTGTAACGTGTGCTCTATGATCTTGACCAGGAAATGCTTGGAAAGGTTTTTGACCCATTGCATCTATGTGTTCAATCGCCGGATCTTTAGGTTGATTCGGTGGCGGCGGTGGTAAAATTCTATCTATATCTTTTATACCAATCGCTGCATACATAGATCTGTAGGCATTATACATATTATGCATTTGTGGATTCGTTTGAGCTAATTGTAATTGTGTTTGAGCTAATGTCACACGTTGTGACATAGAAAAAATATTTGGATCAGCAATAGGTAGAATATCTACTCTCTCATCAAAATCCATAGCTTTAATGTTTCTTGCAGCACCGGGAACATCATAAGGATATTCAGCGGGTAAGTATGTTGCAAAGACTGCTGCTAGTAATTTAAATTCTTGTTTTAATCCAACGTATAATCTTTTGTGGATTGCTGACATCACTCTTGAACCACGTTCTAAAAGAGCTACAGTTGTACCAACAGCGGCCTGTTGATTCCCATCACCAACCTGCATGTCAGCAATTGATGCGAACCTCTGTCCTGCTTGAACTACAATACCCATCAATTGTAATAACGTTTGTGATGGTTCTTTATAAGGCAGGAATACGAAAGCATCTTTTAAATTTCCACCTGGAGTGTCAACATCTTTAAATTCTCCTGGTTGAATAGCAGTAGCGTCATCTCTAACTCTAACACCTCTTTGTTTAAATCCAGCTGGTAAATTTGATAATGTACCTGCATCTAATAACTGACGGAGAGCCGAAGTTGCAGTACGGCTCAATCCGCCAATCATGTGTATTAATCCTAAACCATAAAATCCAAGCCCTGGCAGAAATTTAAAGTGGACGAAATATTGGATCTTAAGTTTCTTTGGATCATTGGGCGCAAAGTTTCGTCTAATAGACAAAACCTTCCTACTACCTTCTTCAATTGTAACGAGGTAAGGTAATTTTATTCCAGTTGGTTCTCCGTCTTCACCAACATCTTCAAAACCTTCTAAATCTAAATTAACGTGGCATTCTAGAATTGTGTATAAAGGGTCTGTTCTTTGTGACTTTTGAATTCCTTCAATTGCTCTCTCTTTTTCCTTCAGTTCATTTGTAATAGTATCTGTAGGTTTAGTAAGTTCAATATCAGAATAAAAGCCAGCATACATTTGTTTACGTAAATCATTTTCTGATATTTTAACAACATGAATAACTGCTTCAGCATCATTTAATGATGTAGCTGTATAAGGCACTACAAGATCATCTGCAGGAATAAATTTAGATACTGCTCTACCTAATAAATCATCATAGTAAACTTTTTTAAATGTTGAACCCGATAATGGAAGATAGAATAACATCTGATCAAATTCAGGTTCATATTCAGTCATCTGATCCATAATTTGGTAGTTCATGAAATTTTTAACACGTTGAGCTTGTTGTTCTTTTTGAGGAGAACTTATTCCCATTACTTGTGTTCTAACCGGGCCATCAGCCGGTAATAATTCTTTATAAGCTAAAGCTTGAAATTGTGTAACGGCTTCTGCAAGAACGGGGTGTGTTGCACCTGAAGCTCCAGCAAAAGGTTGAGTTCTATTTTCGTATTTGAATCCTAATAACTCTAACCCATTAATATAAGTTCTTTCCCATTCTGCACGTGATAATTTATATTCCATGTAATCACTTTGTAATTGATTACCAATTATGTTGGTGTCATCTTCTGGAAGTAATTCGTTTAAGTTTGCAAAGTGATCATCACCTGTATCAATATTTTTCTGAGACGGATCAAAGTCGACAGTTGCTCCACCATCTTCTTCCTCTGTAATTTCTACGGGTCCACCTGTCTCAACAACTTCGTCAGTTACAACTTCTTCCTGAATATCATTTTCAGGTAGATCTTGTGGACTGCCAACGTTCGGAAGAGATTTATCTATATCTGCCATATTTTTTCTCCTGTATTGGTTTATCTTGTTTTTTGTCTTTAAGCAACCCTTTAGGATCAGGTCCTTTTAAAGGTGGAATACTATCCCATTTAACATGTTTCATGTTTTTTACAAGTGTTGAATTATCTTTAGTCATAATACTTTTTCATTAAATCAGCTAATCCACCTTGGGCTAAATTAGATACTCCTCCTGCATCGGCGACTCTTTGGTTTTTTATATATTTATTAATTTGATTGTCGTCCATTCCCATTTCTTCACGAGTTATATTAGAATCTATTAGCATTTTATCAATTTGTTGTGAGGAATAAGTCGGTACAGCTTCATCCATTTCCTCATATCTTTTTTTCAATCTTTGTTTGTCAGCTGTAGCACTTTGTGGAATCATCATTCTTCTACCACGTTCTGCCATTGCATAATCTTCACCTTTTGCAAATTCTTTCTTAAGTTCAGCTTCCTTATCTATTTTTAATTTAGGACCTAAAGCCATATTAAAAATAGAATCAGCAAAAGCCGTTTTAAAAGGCACACCTTCATTTAAAGTTTTATTCGCAGCAATTCCGCCTTCAAGTACAAGTTCACCTAATATTGCACCAGGGCCTAATACTCCTTTTAAAAATTTTAAAGCTTTACCTGATTTTGTAAGAGCACGTAAATTTGCCCTATCTCCCGGCGACAGTTTACTCTGATCTCCTTTTAATTTTTCCACACCTCGTGTAACACACGCTACTAGATTTTGACCTTCACTAAATCCAATACGACCACCCATTGCTTTACCAGGGCAACCTATTGCTGCTAATTTTGTCATTTCAAATTTTGGAGCTTTGTTTACTAAATCTTGAATATCTGACGTTTTAACATCTCTAATTGGTACACCTTTTGATCCTGCAATAGACTTTTTATAATCTATTCCTACCGGTTCAGGAGTTAATCTAAAAACTGTTCCATACTCGTCGAAGACTGGAGTAAGTTTATTAAAACCAATTAATCCTTTATATTCTTTAGGTAAATCTTTTTTTATTGTTTTAAGTACACCATTTAACTGTTCATTTAAATCATCTAATCTTTTCAATGAGTTTTTTTTACTAAAATCTAATAGAGATGCTTCAGTAGTTAGTTTGTTTATTATTTTGTCATACTTAGACATTTTAGCATTCATCTTTTTACTAATGACCGCAAGATCTCCAGTATTAATATCTACATTTCCTGCAAGAGGTAGCATGTGGTGAACTTGATATCCTTTAGGGGGTGTAACCTTGTATTTTCTTCCTTCTTGTCTTGTTCTTGATTCGTTTCTTTTAGTGTTTCTAGCTGTTTGTTTTTCAGGATCGGCGGGGTCTTTTCCTTTTTTTTGAAATATAACATCAGGGTTTTGTGTATCAGTAAGTGTTAGTAATTTTTTACTACCTTTTTGTTTCATTTTATCCGTTGGTTCATAAAAATTTTTAGGAGTTATATATTCTGGATTAGCGTCTATGATAGCTTGAATTTCTTTTGTTGTTCTTGGAATATATTGATTTTTACCTTGAACATTTAAACTTGGTTTGCCTTTAAGGTCTCTACCTTGACCCATTGTATTTCCTTTTTGAAAACCCATACCTGTTTTAGCATCAGAGCCACCTTTAAACCCGATCCGTCCACCTTGAGCCATGTTCCGTGGTCCAAGGTCCTTGTTCATTGCTTCTCTTAGAACAGGGTTCTTGATTATCGGATCATTGGATCTTTCGATCACAAATTTCATTATTTCTTTTTCAGTCACTATTCTCCTAACATTCTGGCTAGTCCACCTGATGAATTTAGCTGTCGGTCTTTAGTTAATAAATTTTTCTGTATGTTTTCTAATTCTATTAATCCTTGTTCTGTTACTTTAGGGAAGCCTTTTTTTGATCCAACCTCTTTCAGGAGGGATTCTGACAGGGTTTCTGTAAAATCTTTGGCAGTTTTTCTATCCATACCTGTAGATACCATCTCTTTTATTATTTGATTTTTATAAGTTAATAAATTGTCATCCCCCTTTTTTATATTTCTTGCAGTATTAAGAAGTTGTTCAAGCACATATTGTCTATCTGTTTTTGTTTTTTTAATTAGATCTTTAACCATATCAGAACCCATGATTCCTGTATCTGAACTAAATTTAAAAGGTAGTGAAGGGTCGTTTAGAAATTTTTCAAATTGTTTAGGATTCACTCGTTTTAAAATATCTGCAGGGCTTCTACCGTGTGAACTACCTGTAGTCATACGCTTTAACAATTCTCTAGTTAAACCTTTTCCTGCTGTTAATCCGCCACCTAACCATAAACCCATTCTACCACCTTCTGCTTGTTTAGTTCTAGGTGATTTTTTAAATAATTCTATAATTTCGTCCACAGACATTCCTTTTTCTTGCATTTTTAAAGCTTCTCTCATAGTTTGTTTTACTTCTGCAATTCTTTGAGGGTTTTTATCAGTTAAAATGTTTCTAATCAATCTATCCTCAATTCCAGGAAATTCATCTCTTAATTTTTGTTCTGGAGACATATTTAAAGTTTGCATTTCATCTATTTTTTTCTTAGCCGCTTGAGCATTTTTAGTAAAATTTAATTCATCTAAATCAATCATACCTTGAGTGAGGTCCACATCATCTGTTTTTTTATAATTATCCATTTCAGTACCTAGATCAAATGTAGATAATTCTTCTACTTCATCTCTTGTCATTAATCTTTTATCACCACTGCCTTCCATATCTTCAAATTTCTTTTCTAAGAATCTTTTTCTAGCTTGAGACTGGTCACCAGGCTCTGGATCTAGTTTACCCATTTTATATTGATTATACATATCAGCTTCATAAGCTTTCTTTTCTTTTAAAATTCTTTGTGCATCACCATAAGTTCCATCAAAATTATATCCTTCTATATCAGAGCCGGATAGGTCATATTCTAAAAAGTCTTCATAATCTTCATCAGTCATTTGTTTTTTTAAATTAAGTCTATTATTAGCTTGTCTAAACATATCTCTATCTATTGTCTTCTTAGGTATTGGAAGTTTGTCTGCAGTTGTAAGTACATTTTTACCAGCCTTTTTATTAAGTAAAGAAATTAAACCTTGGACTACTTTTTTACCACCAGCATAACCCATTCTGCCACCTTCTGCTTTTCCTTTTCTAATAGCTTCAGGTATAGCTTCGCCTACTTCTTTAAATATGTCGTCTGGAACTCCAGATACTTCTTCTAAAATTTCACCTGTATTTCCTCTGTTGTTAGAAATATAAGAAGTAAATTCAGTATATTCATCTGTTGCCTTAATAGGTTTCTTATTTTTACCTATAATAGTTTCACCAGGAGTGTAACTCATAAAAACATCTTCTGAAGCTTGTTCATTGACAAATGCGTCATCACTTTGTCTACCTGTTCTTTGAATCTCTTGTCGTCCTGTTACTACATCTTCAGTTAATTCAAAATCTTTATATTTTGTAACTTTTTGTCTATCTGCTGTTGCCGCAGTTTCAGTTACATCATCACCCAATGCTTTAATTTTTGCTATTAGTTTAAGAAAGTGTGGAGGAGCTCCACCGGTTGCAGCTTCTTTTGCAACTTCAGTTACAACTTTTTTAGTTGCACCTTTTCCAAGTCCAAGTAGTCCTGTTTTAAATGCTGCACCGGCTGCGCCTAATCCTGCAAGAATTTTTAAGAATCCACGTCTTCCACCTGTTGCGTAAGATACTCTAGAGTTAGTATCATCTTCTCCTAATAAATAGTTTAGACCTGTTGATGTAGGTCCCCCTTCTGCAAAAGGCACACCATCTGTATCAAGATTCTTTAACATATCTGTTAATTCCTCAGCAGTTTCATCTCCTCTTAATCGGTCAAATTCTTTTCTATAAGCAATTTTTATTTCTTCTCTTAAATTTTCTATTGAACCAGGTGTTTTTCTTTCTGAATAATTACCAGGTGTTTTTTTGTAGTTAGGTAATGCATCATCCGGATCAAGAGGTTTATTTTTTAATCTCTCAACAGACTCTTTGTTTCCTTTATTTAATTTATTTAAAATTTGTTCATCTGTTTCTTTTGCTACATCTTTAAATTGTGCAGGAATTATATTTCCACCTCTGTCTTCGTATAATGCAGGATCTTTTTTTCCTATATTTTTCATTTGTCTTTCAAATAAATCTCCCAAACCTCTTGTTGTTTGAACTCCATTTATTATTTCTATTTCAGGAGGTTGAGGTCGTGCTTTAGTCCAATCTGTAATTCTTTCAGGGGGGAATGGGATAACTTCACCTTTGCCTACTTGTTGAGAGGCTTTAAATTTAAGCTGTAACATTTCTATAGCATTAGGCTCTCGCTTATTGGATTTAACAAATAGTTCAAATAATTCTTTAAATATTTTTTTCATTAATAATACTCTTTAATAACAGGTTGTTTAGGCTCGTCTAGGTAATCTTCAGGGTGGGTTATGAAACCTCCCTGCCTGAACCGCATAACAGCCATAGTCATAGAATCGACTAAGTCATCATGATCCCCGTGTGGAAATGCTGCACACTCTTCTACTACTTCTTCAGCAAACTTTCTATCTGGAGCCCAGATTAAACCTGCTTCAAATAATGGTGCACACGTATTTACACGTACGTGCTTATCATTACCACGACTTGGCGTAAAAGTCATCACCGGAATGTCCATTTGTCTCAATTCATGAGTTAAAGGTGTTCCAGATGCTTTTTGCTCAACAATAACCATATCAGGTTTCCAATAATTGTATTGATCCAACGCAACTCTTCGTAATTCTGGAAATTCATATCTTTCTTTTATAGAATCCATTAAAATTAAATTAGGTTTAGAGTCTGAATCTGGATAAAACACTCCCCAAGTAGTAATTGCACTATAATCGGCAGTTTCTTTTTTTAAAAACGCAGTATCATAGCTTTGAATTACATAATCAACATAAGGAAGTTCATCTTTATCCCAAACTTGCCACCATTCACGTTTTATTATAGCTCCTTCTTCAGAAGTTGGCTTTTGCATCCATTGTGCGTTCCATTTTGCAACGGGTAAAGTTATTTTAACCTTCTCAAGTTCATCCAATTTCCAATATTCAGGCCAAACAGGTTGGTCATCAATAATTGCTGGAAATTCTATTACTTCCCACTGATCGCCTTTTACTTCTTTTTGATTTTTTAATAAAATTCCAGTTAAATCTTTTTTTGACCATCTTGTCATAACTAATACAATCTGTCCTCCAGGTTGAAGCCTTTGACGTGGACCAGATGTATACCATTCATACGCATTGTCGAAGGCGTTAAGACTCATTGCATCTTGCTCTGAGTGTGGATCATCAATAATTAATAAGTCAGCACCCCGTCCGGTAATAGCTCCACCGACACCAGCCGCAAAATACTCGCCGCCTTGTGCTGTTTCCCACCTACCGGCAGCTTGCGAGTCTTCTCTTAACCTTGTTTCAAATATTTTAGCATATTCTTCACTATCAATTAATGTCTTAGCCTTACGACCAAACCTTACAGCTAATTCTCCTGTGTGGGTTGCTTGAATGATCTTGAGTTTAGGATTACGGCCCACCATCCATGCGGGTAATAGGAATGACGCAAATTCAGACTTTGTATGTCTAGGCGGCATATTAACAATTAATCGGTTAATTTTTTTATTGGCAAGATCATTAAACTTTTGAGCGATGACTCGGTGGTGTGCACCTTCTATAAAATCAGGCCAAACACATTTAACAAATGACATGAAGTCATTTTTTGCTTTGCCTTGAATTTTCTTCTCAGCATGCATTACTTTATATTGTAAATATTCTCTCCGTATATCAGCAGGAAGCTTACTTATATCTATGTTATTTAAATCCATAAAAATTTTTTATAATTTTTTTGTCGCACTTTTATAGTGAAGAAGTATTTTATCACCTCTATCTCTCTAAAACAAGCAATATATCCTAGAGTAGTGGGACCCCCTTTTATATAAAGGTGTATCGATCATATAGGTTTGAAGTTGATTCGGATCTGGCTTAGGTACTAGATAGATTGGGTGGGTCGGGTGCCTTGATCCGTGGTGGGTGTGAACAATGCCGCACAACCTGGGGTTGTGTGAGTGTGGTCCTACAGGACCACACAGTTGGTGTTCGGTTTAGTTAGCCCAAGTATCTAGAGCCTTGGCTCTAATTAGTATGGCAGGCCCAACAACGAAGTCATTACGCCCTGTAATATAGTTATCATTATCAAAAGTGTCTTTCCAAATTGCAGTTGCTTCTAAGTTTAATGGTAAGCCCATTAGTTTGCCCTCTTCATTTAATAAAAGTAAATCACCATTTGGCATTGATACAACCTCAACCATACCACCAACAAACTTAGACACTGCCTTATAATCTGGCTCATCTTTTTTGTCTGTGATAATCTTGAACTCTGCTGTTGTGTTTGTCTGTGTCATTTGTATTCTCCTGTATTGATTAATATATAACTATCCTATCATTAATAGGATAGTTATGTCAACTGTTATTAGTTCCAAAGATCCTTGACCATTGCGCCATTGGTCGCCGAGTTAAGCGCTTCAAGATACTCGGTCTCTGTCATTCTAAGATATGTTAAACAGAACTCATGTTTGATCTGTTGAGTTTGTCCAGGTGTCTTGATGTAGTCAATTGCTTTGTCTAACATCTCTTGACGTCTCTCACCTCCTGGCATGTACTCGGCTTTAATTGTTCTTGTCATATTATTTCTCCTGTATTGATTAATATATAACTATCCTATACTATCCACCATTGTTGTCAACCCTTACTATCTTTGTTTCTGTATATGAACTGCCACTCCAATCGGTCCTTTGTTCCTTGATTACATCTATAGGTGTTTCAAGAGCCTCGGTCCTCGGTGCAATGGCTATGACTTGTTCTATATGTTTATTAGCAAAATCATTATAACAACCATTACTACAAAAATAAGAATACATACTATTTCTATTCCATTGAGAGCATGCAACCTTACGAGTTCTTAAAACCTTGCTACCCTTGACACCTCTTATTCTATCTTGAGTGTTTGAAGTGTGGCAAGTTGGTCCATGGCACCATACATAACTACTCATGAGTTATCTCCCTCAGTCATTTGAAATCTAGCTAAGATTTTTGCATGGCTCTCGAGTGCTTTCTCCACCATATCTATTCTATCTTCTAGGTAAGTTAGTTTCTGTCGTTCATATCGTTCTATTTTGTTTTTCTCTATTATTTCAAAGTGTTCATCATTTAATTGTGTCATTATTTATCACTCCATATTCTAATTGTTATTATTAGTACTATCATTATTATTAAAACATACTCCATTATATCTCTGTCCTTTCATTTAAGTCCGGTAACATTAACATAAATTTAATTGTGAATAAACCAAATATTGCTAAGCCTATCCACATATGAATGTGGATAGCAATTATTACACCTAAGAATATCATTGCAAAATGCAATGCAAAGTAAAATGCTTTCAACATTATGACCTCACTTTCCAACTGCCTTTGGCAGTTCTATAACCTTGTGCGTCCATATCAAAATAAGTTATCAAACTATTTCCAACTTTACTAGTCCAATATTTACACTTATCAGTCCATTGACCACGTCTTGTAATATGCTTACTGTCTTTATTTGAGTAGTAAGTGATTGTGAATTGTTTATTTATTTCCATGTTATTTCTCCTGTATGTTTGTTATAGCCTATCCTATCATTAATAGGATAGGCTTGTCAAATGTTAATTTACGCTTTGTTCATATTGTTTTCGTGCTTCTATCTTCTGTGCTGTTGTTAAAGGTCTGTTATTCTTTAGACCTTTAATTAAATCAGCAAGATTTTTAGGATTGTAGATTGTTAAGCCTGTTGAGTTAGTTCTAATCAACTCACTTTCCTCAACTTCAATACCTAGTTCTGTTGCAAGTTCTATTGCTTCACTTAAGTATCTATATGCTTTCAATCCAATTTTTAATTGGTCGCATTGTTTGGTTATACTATCAACCCACGTTTGATGAGTAGCAACTAATTGACCTTTGGATATTCTCCACGCTTCAAGTTGCTTGTATTCATTTTGAGTACAAGCAATAGCACGAGAACGACAATGGCTAGTTCCAATGACATCAAGATAGAATTGTTCATTAAAAGATTTAGTCATGCCTATATTATCATCACTATATCTACGATTACCATTACTACCTAATGCTTTATCATTAAGTTCCATGTGTTTTGTCTTGTGTGGATTGTCTTGGTTTTTATCTTGCTGTGCAAGTATATCAGGATTTAAGTCCATTGCTTTTAAGTCTTCTCTTAAATAAGCATATGCAAACTTTTTACCTTCGTTGCTATTATACTCGTCGCCATTTAGATTACCAAACAAACCAAAATCAAAGTGTGATTTAGTTTCAACTGCGTCATTGTCATCATCAACAGCTTCGTTGTGTGCAAAATAAAAACATTTGTCTTTGGCTACAACATCAACTGCGTCGCCATATTTCTTTTTGTATGTTCTTAAAGTTGCAACATCTTCTGGTGGATAAGCACGTTCAACTACTTCTTTGGCTAGTTCAAATGCTGACTTATATTGAACATCAACATTTTCTCTAGCTTGTAGATAGCTTTCTCTTTCTTGTGTGCTTTCATTTTCAAACACGTGTTTAATTTTATTAAACAACTTGTTTCTTAACTCGGTATTCATTCTTATTTTATTTGTCATGTTTCCTTTGGTTATTTATTTATTTTAATTAATCCTATATTATCCCTTGACAATAGATTGTCAACACCTATATTAACTTTAGCCCACATTTAAAGATTTATCGGCTCTTAAAACTATAAATCTTTTTGGGACTTGCACCAATAAAAGCAAGTAGGTTTCAATAGCAGGTTTCTTGTCTTACCTGCTACTGATCCCTGATCCATTATGTAAGTACCAGGAATTTATTCATGGGCCTTTAATGGATCTGGGATCAGATGCGTTGAATATCCAGGTTGCAATTTGGATATTGTAAGAAGTACCGGTGATATGGGAATTAACCTCCGCTACCGGACTGATCCAGATCGGATGGTGTTTAGACTGAGGGCAACCTCTATAACATAGGTCGCGAGTACCGTGCGGTGCAGGATTTAATAATACGCGTTATAAAAATCCCGCCTACGTGGTTACACCAACTGGTCCGTACAACCAGGAGTTGAAAGTTAGAAGTTACAAGTTACAAGCGGCAAGCTCCAAGCGATGCAACCTGTAGTTGTGTGGATAACTTTAAATAAAGATTTGACAATGATTACGGGATAATATAGGATGTATACTTAATCAATAAAGGAGAAATAAGATGGAAAAAGAAACAAACGGTCATTTGTATATAGCCAATGATAACTTAAAAAGAATAGCCGATGCTATGGAAGAGATCTTGAGACTGGTAAAAAAAGATCAAGAAGACAGCGCAACAAAACAAAGAGCGAGGGATAATGAAAGCACAAGTTAAATTTGAATGGAGATGGCAGGAAGAGCCTAATAGGATCCAGGATCCGGCGTGGGTGATTAAGAATGCCCTGCAGGCTGCTGGATACAGTGTAGCTTCTCACCCGGAGGTCCAGGGTGTATGGGACGAGGATAAACCAGCTCATGCAGGCGGACCATGGGACGAAACAAGATTACCACACGAGGAGATCACTGAAGAGTGATCCCGGCCCACGGGCCAGGGAGCAGCGTCAAGCGGCAAGCTTCAAGCGGCAAGCCTTAATATGAACACAATTAAGTACTATATAATAAGTTAACATACAGGAGAAATAAATGAAAAAATACATACATATTAACCAGCATATTATAAAAAGCAATGCAAAGACCGGCCAACGTGAACCGGTGATCACGGTTAAAACTTACAAAGAAAATAACTACGGTCATGAAGTAGAGATCCAAGGTCCCTGCAGAGTAATCTATAGTCCAGATAAGCCTCTAAGCTGCGGCGCTAAAGTTTGGATTGAGACTGGGTCCAATGTAATTGTAATTAACCAAAATGAAAAATATGTAACTTGGATGGCTTCATAATGAAAAGAATTAAACATAGAGATCTTACACATTACTTTCTACAAGATCATAGATACCTGCCGCGATCCTATCTTGCCAGCTGCGAGCGCTTCTTTAAAAGACTCGGGACCCAAGAACCACGGAACAGGGCCCGGGGAGGAAGATTCAAGCGGCAAGCGTCAAGCGCCAAGCCTTAAAATGAACACAATTAAATAATACTATTAATTAAAATATACAGGAGAAATAAAAATGTTAATAAAAGAAGCGTTAAAGATTACGGGCTCATTTACAAAAACCTCAAAAATGCCGGGGCTAAGTTATAGCCTCCCGGCGTGGGAATGCCAAACGGGCGCTAAGCTTCGAAAAGTTGAAAGCTCACCGTGTTTCGGTTGCTATGCATTAAAGGGCAATTATACAAGATACCCGGCTATCAAAGCAGCGCAATATGTAAGGCTTAACTCACTCACTCACCCGTTATGGGTTGAAGCGATGGTTTCAAAAGTTAAAAATCAAACATGGTTTAGATGGCACGACGCCGGCGATGTACAGAGCCACGAGCATATGGCCAATATTTTAGAAGTTGCAAGGTTAACGCCACACGTTAAACACTGGATGCCCACACAAGAGCGTCCATACCTCCCAGCACCTGAAGCGGTTCCGGATAATATGGTGATCAGGTTATCAGGGTCTAAGGTTGACGGACCAGCGCCCAAAGCCTGGAGTCATACGTCGACTGTAGTGACAGACGGCGCGCCTAGTTGTCCAGCTCCAACGCAGGGCGGCAAGTGTAAAGAGTGTCGGGCTTGTTGGAATAAAGATATTTCAAATATATCATACGGAAAACATTAATGATTTTTTTTAAAAACGGCAGCGGCTGGTGCAGGCGCCATGATCCGAATAAAAAGATTGTCCCAGTGACCAGGGCCCATGCTCCAATATTCAGAAAAAAAGAAGCTATAAGCGTCAAGCTCCAAGCTGAGGAAGATCCAAGTTCCAAGCGTCAAGCTCCAAGCGCGGCAAGTTCCAGGTAGCAGGCGTCAAGCCCCAAGCTACAAGCTTCAAGCTCCAAGCCGCAAGCATCAAGCTCCAAGATTTGTGATCCACGGTACATTGAATAAGTATTCAAGGACCTCGGACCAAGGGCCTGGACTATGATAAAAGTATTTGTCGGATGCTTATAATGGAAGGCAATTTGGTGTGGAGAAAAACGAACTTTCTTACTTTTTGTAACTTTTAATTCGATAGTGAAGAAGTGACTATTATTATTGTAGACCAATAGATCAGGAGTACCAAGTAAGCTGGAATTCTCCAATCTATTGAACGAAAATTCGTTCCAATCTCTTTTAAGTTTTTGATATAATTTAGCCTCTGGACCCATAGGTTTTTAAGGGTAACCCTTACATGCATTATGAGCCTGTTTTAAGACTATCAGCAATGGTAAATTTTTTCTCTTGTTGAGTTTTTAAGACCAATCTGTGACCAGGTTGACCTATAATATTACTCTCATGTACTTCCATTTTTTTAATCTCTTCCAAAAAACCATTACGTTCAACAAAGATTTTTGCATGAGATAGAGCATTACCTTGAGTGCCTTTTTTGGCTCCTTCGGTAAACTTAGACAAGAAAGTTTGAAGATCGTGAACTAACATTATTATTTTCTTTTTTCTAATTCTAATATCTGAACATACTCATTAAGTCTATCTATTTCTTTAGCTTGCGACAATTCAAAGTTTTTTAATTCTTTAATAGCTTTTGCAAAGTCTTCAATGATAGCCTTGCTACCCTTGAGTTGATTTTCTAATTGGATACATTGAGATTTATATTGCTGCATTTCATAAAGTTGTTTTCTATAATCATCTATAACAAAAGATAGATCGGCAGGGCCTCTATCATCAGTAGTTAAATGGTTAACTCTATTTATGTGTTTTCTTTCGTTTTCATGGCTAATATCTTCTCCATGTTCTTTGTGGTTTTTATATGTTTGTTTATCTTTCATATTGACTTTATAGGATAGTTACCTTAAAATGTCAACATGGGAAAACTTGAATTATTAAAAAAAACAATTAACGTTATTAGAGGTACAAGTAAAAAAAAAGACGTTGCTTCTGACCCCTTAAACAAGATTAATAGTAAATACCAAGGAAGATACTTTTTTGAGAGAGCTAAAACTAAAAAGGCGGATAGAGGCAGAGTTGATGCAGCTAAAAGTTTTGCTAAAAGCAACACAGATGTTGATTCAAAATGGGGTGTTAAACCTATACCTAAAAAAGACAGATTAATTTTAAAAACTACTTTAACCCCCAGAGAAGTAAGAGTTGGACGTAGATTATTTGAAAAATTTGCACCTAAAAGAACACCTTTTAGTTCACCCTCTCAAAGACAAGGGAGATTCGGGAGAATTATAATTCCTAAAAGTGCAATTAAAAGGCAAAAAGTGGATAGAAAATTAACTAGAGAAGTTAGAAAGGATTAATTCAACATGGGAGTTCCAAAAAGATTAACTGAGATGCAGAAAAGGTTTGCAGAGTTTGTAGTATTTGGTGGGCCTGATGGCCCGGTCTCTCAATCAGAGGCAGCTGAACTAGCTGGATATAGTAAACTTAGAAGTAGACAAGAAGGATCAGAACTTTTGAATCCTAGACTTTCTCCATTGGTAGTACAATATGTAGGTGGACTTAAAGAAGAAAGAATGAAAAAATTTGAAGTTACTTATGAGAGCCACATAGCAGAACTAGATAGAATTAAAAAGATGGCTTTGAAGAAAGGAAGTTTTTCAAGTGCTGTAAACGCTGAAACGAACCGAGGCAAAGCAGCAGGGTTATATATAGACAGAAAAATAATAAAGCATGGAAAGCTAGAAGAACTATCAGAAATGCAGTTGGAAGCCAAAATGAAACAAATACTAGAAGATTACGCACCTCTTTTAAATGCTGACGTTGTTGAAGGTCAGG